CCAGTTATATTCCAAATCCTATCGCTTAAATACAAACCACCAACCCTGCGATTCCACATTGCCTTGATAACATCTTCTTGCACTGAACCAAACACATTTTGTATTTTTTCCGCTACTTCAGGGAACACCTTTAGGAGTAAATCCGCACTAACTTTCTCGTTATACTCAACCCCAATGCCTACTGCCTTCTCGATACCTTTGCTAATGATATCTTTCTGTTTACCATTCAACGCCTTGGCGAAATCCTTCAGCCCTTCTCGGACATACTTCATCTGTGCCGCTACATCGGAAGGCATGCCTTCTATAGAAACGCTCAAATCTTTGACCATCCCTTCCACTTCCTTGGCTAATGCCTTTTCTGTGGCTAACTCGGTAGTAAGAAACTTTCGCCTATTTTCAAGTGCCCACCTATAATACGGCCCATTGAAACGCTTCAAATCATCACGCCAGCTCATTACGTGCTTCTTCTATCGCCTTATTAATTTCCTCTAATTGTGCATTCATCCCAGCGTTTTCTTCAAGCCGCTGTCGTAATATCCAACTCCTTATTATCCTTTCACGCTCGCCCGGAAGCTCTTCATTGTCTGAAACATAGCCTTGCATGGTGTCTACATACTCGCTCAACAAATCGACAGCCGCATCCATACTCATGAAGCCACCCATCACTGCAGTATTAATTGCCTGCGTGAGCAAATTAAGTACCCTTGCATATTGCTCTTCATCTCGCTCGATTACTTCATCCCATGCTAACGCTATTGAATACTCCTTGAACCTCTTCCCTGTTACCTGTGAATGCATTGCAAATACCATACGTGCAAATTGCTGCCNACTTTCTGTTACCATCTCCCGTTTACGAGCAACTCGCCTAATTAACAACGGGTATTGCTCTTTCCCGCTCGCATGCGAACTTGGAGTGTGCACACCAAACGCAAACTCGGGCACTTCGGACACATCAACAATACAGTAAAATAACCACTCTAACAATGACCCCGCATCACCTATCGCCGAACTAACCTCAATAAACGACGCATCCTCTTCATTGGTAAAGATTAAAAGCTCATGACCTGTTAAATCAATTCTCGCTAGTCGACCTTGCTGAATACTTTCCCACGCTTCAGGGAAATTGTTTTTAAGGAAGCCGCTGACATCTTTTAACTGTAACTTCATCCTCGGAGTTGAATGCATCTTTGAACCTTGCAAAGCATGTAACATCACATCGTGGTACGCCTTGAAATACGGCTCTACTGCTTCCAACTCGGAATTGCCGAATAACTGTGTCTCTTCCGCCTCATTCTTAAAATGTATTATCGGTATGAAACCCCATAAATTGGGTTGCTCGCCTACCTTCAAATCTGATGGTACGTCTCCTTCGGCTTGTGTTACGATACTATCTACTGTTACGATTTGGGTATAGTTATACTGCCTTCTTCCCTGATCCCACATTACCCTTGCTGAAATTGTATATGCTACTGGCTCATGCGTAATGGGATCCAACTCAATGTCTGCAACTTGCTCTGGCGGTATGATTGTGAAATCCACTGAACCACCAACACGCTCTGGATAAAGAACACTTCTCTTGTTATTCACATACAAATATAGAAAACAGTCGCCATCTCTCAATGTCAATTGGTGAACTCGCAAGATTCTACTTGTCCAATCCACGAGATAATCATCTAACACTGCCTGTGCTTCCTCATCCGCACACCTGAAATGCGGTGCACCCATAAACCCAGCTAATGTGTTTATAATCGGCTTTGCAAACCCCGCTCCTAACTTGTAAGCTTCGTTTGTATTGTGATATAATTCACGTGCTAACTGATAATTTACTCGTGAGGTATTTAATGAATATGACGTGTTATAAGCACTAACAACCCATCCATATTGCCCATAATCAGGTTGCCTTAATTTTGATATTTCCCCTGCAAGCCACTTAAACGGATTCGCCGTAGATCTTCACCCCCCGCAAAACGTCAATCCCTTTAGGACTACGTTTTTCTATATTTTCCACTATGTGTATTATACCATACCTCAGCGCATCCATTGCATGATCATACTCTTTTTCTGGTTCTTCTTTTATTTGCTCATTTACTTTTTTCCAGTGGTAACTCTCAATCTCATCCAATGTATTACTCAGGCCTCGGAAGAAGAACAATCTCTTTTCTCGCAGTAAGCCTGTAACTGCCGCTATGCCCTCTTTAACAGCATTATTTGCAGATATAGCATTAAAACCTTGCCTGCGCAGTTCTTCAATTAGCACTGGAGCTGAAGGATCAACCAGTATAGCATCTATTTGTTCACCTTTGGATAACCTTGCCAAATCAGAAGCAACATCCTGTAGCTTCCGCCTCTCGTAATATTCCCTGTAAGCATATACATTGCCATCATCATCTATGGCCAGCCAAATCGCAGCCATCGGATTGTTGTAGCCAAAATCCATGCCAATGATCCTTCTCCAATTGCTAGGCAATTCTAATGGCTCAATTATGTGTATTCCAGCATCAAAATCCTGATAAACCAATCCTTCAGGCTTCACGAACTCTCCCAAGTAAAACATTCTGAACATCCAATCAGGCATAGTTCTGCGTGCAACTTCTATCTGCTCCCTTGGATAGTAAGGATTTTCTGCTGTGCCGAATTGTATAACATCTATGGCTGGATCTCCTTCTTTCCACCTATCATAGATATCCGTTTTCAACCAATTCAGAAAATACGGTGTTGTTGTTATCAAAATCCTTCCCTTATGAAAACCAACACGCCTTTGTGCTACATGCCATGCTTCACTGCGCATCTGGCCTGCTTCATCTAACCAAACAGCATTTACGTGCACACCTTCCATACTTAAAGGCCTGTCCGCTGAACGAAACAGAACTCTGCCTCCGCCTTTCAGGTAATAGACCTTTTCCATTGATTTGTACGTTCCACCATGCCAATCATTCAGTATTTCCAACGCCCTCGGTAAAAGGATATCTTTCAGCATCGGATATGTGGGAGCTACAGCCAAGTAATCGGCCTTTACATCTTTCTTTATTTCTCTTGCCAGCCAGATTGAACCAAACCATGTTTTACCTCCACCAGTGCCAGCTATCATTGCCACATACTGTGCTTCACTATCAAAAGCCCTTGCTTGGCCTGGATGTAATTCGTATGTAAATTTAGGCATTAGTTCCCTCGGTTTGCTTGATGATCTCAATGATTATCGGCTCGTCGGTTTCGCCTTTTTCAATGCTTGTAGGTTCGCCTCGGCTCAATCTTTCTAACTTTGTTGCTATATCTAACCACGTGGCCAAATCTCTGGGAGACAAAGCATTCACATCTATCTCTTCCAACCGTGCCTTAATCAATTCTTGCATCCTAACTGCTAACTCAGCATGCCTTCGTGACATCTCTATTATGGCCTGTTCTTGTTCCTTGCGTTTCAGCTCTTCCAAATACTGATCGTATGCCTGTACACGTTCCACCCAGTTATACCTTGACGACCACTTAATCAAAGAGCTTCTGTTTCTCTTACCAGTAGCAGCGAGAACCTTATCTATACTGCGTTCCGAACCTAGATCTCGGTATATACAAAATGCGGCATAAGCCTTGGTGGTTTCATTACTCAGCTTTTCCCATGGTTCTCCCATTGAATTTCTATCTGCACCCCCTTCATACCTATATTGGTGCTTCTATCAGTATAACCTGCCCCCCATTAATGTTCTTACCTCATTTTCATTATACCCCATACGGTATAGCCGCTCTTCAACTAACAGTTTTAACGCACGGTTCAGCTTTGCATTTCCATGAACCTCTTTGTGGCATTCACTGCACAGCATTAGGCACGTTTCTACGCTTTCGTGCTCTCTTCTTCTACCATACCCAGAAATAACATGGTGTAACTGCAACTCGCTTGTTAATTTACCGCACAACTCACAACGGCCATTGGCTCGCTGTCTTACCGCTTCGTAAACTTCTTTATTCATAAGGAACTCCCAAAGTTTCCAGCACGTGCTTCAATCCAAGCCCGCCCTCTTCAAATGGCTTCATACAGTACTCCCATTGCTTCGGATGATTGATTTTCATCTGCTGAAACCTATTCGGGCACTGTTCCATATGTACTCCAAACATGCAAAACATACAACCTGTGCCACTTAAGCCAGTCGTTTTTAACTTCCCATATTCATCTTCTATTATATCACCGTAGCATTTTGCTATAGGGAGGTTGTTTTCTTTGATATATCTCAAGATGTCTTGGTCAGTCCATATGGACAATGGCTTACTCATTGGTCTTCTCCCTTCAAAACTATTGCTACCAGTTTTGTAATACTTCATTTTTCTTTTTATTCCGTCTTCTACTTTAGTTCCCATTATCGGAATTACATGATTTTCCTTTTCATATTTTTTAACTGGAGCTTTTTTAAGCTCATAGCAACATCTATCGCTAATTTTAAAGTCCACATCTAACAAAAACCACCATTTTTTAGGCAGTTTATAGCTTGTTTTTGTTCC